TATATATATATATATATATATATATATATAATAATTAAGTTGAATTCTTCTGTTACTTCTGTTACCACGTTGAAATCACTGGCTTCCAGCCGTTACCTTCTTCTGTTACCTTCCTGTTACCTGTTACCTTTTTCACATAACCTTCACATTAACAGACAGCATATCACCGTCTTCCCATCCTATGTTTTCCAGTGCCTTCTGCTGAATATATAAAGTTCCGATCTTTTTATAACCTTCTGCAACTTCCTTAAACCGGACTGTGTTTTTAGTGTGTTTTTCGTATTCAAACTGAATCATCATCTCGTATATATCCTCCTGACTTTTCCGTTTATTTTTTTAGCTGCCGAATCAATATTAAGTATGCTGCAGAGTTGCTTGCTGAATATCGTTTTACTCAGTGCGTTAAATCCGTTTTCGTGACAGAAGACAGAATATCTTCTGTAGACATCTCCGACCGGTTCACTGATGATATCAACCTCTACATCCAGTTCTCTGATAAATGCAAGAACCGGATTATTCTCCTCTTCATACTCTTTTATTCTGTCTTCCACTACTTTCGCACCGGTGAATCTTCTCATCTCCAGCACCCGCCGCAGTGCCTTCACGCCGATCCTGATCATATACTCGACCGATTCCTTTTCCTTCAGTTTGGACATCAGAAAAGGATCATAATCTTTTCTGGTATTATCAAAAACAGCATTAAACGGAATAATGATAAGCCGGTCCAGTACAGCGTTCCCGCGATCCCTCATCCTTGGTATTTCATTCGCCGAAAAGAGCAGCTTTACGTAAGGATCAAAGTCGAAGGGATCCTGTCCTTTTCGTTCTGCTTTAATCCGGTTTCCGGCTACGACTTTTTTGAAAATGGCTACCTGATTTCCTCTCAGAAAATCATCACCGATGTCATCACCGATGTTGGCCAGTTTACCAAACATCATAGCTGTGGAAAACCGGTCTCCGATCTCCTGAAGATCAAGGCTGCATACATTATCTTTCCCCAGAATTGTTTTGATGCAGTCCAGATAAGTGGATTTACCGCCGCGTTTCCCGCCGGTCAGAATGAAGGCTTTCCGGAGATTATTTTTCCGGTAAAAGCAATATCCAATGCATTCCTCCAGCAGCGCCCGGACGTCCGGATCCTCACACGCTATATTATTCAGCATCCGGTCAGCCGTTTCATTATACGCCGACGGATTATAATCATGTGGTATCCGGTTTGTGATATACAGTTTCGGGTCAGGTGGAAGTAATTCCCCCGATTCGATGTGTAATATTCCGTTATTAAATGCTATATAATCAGCCGGCGCCGCTTCAGCCTCATTTGCGATCAGCTGCATATATTCAATCACTTCTCTCCGCTGCGTCTTCCTGAGCGCCGGAATATCTTTTATCATAGCTTTTTCTATGTCATGATACCCTGGTAAATAAGTGCCGTTTTTATAAATGTGCAGCTGGTCGGAAATCATCACTATATGATGTTCTCTGACCAGCCACGCGGCAAACTGATCAAAAAGAAACGTCTTACCGTTAAAAAAGATCGGTTTTTCAAAGGATTCATCTCGCAGTATTACGTCAAGTTCTGATTCCGGCAGAGGATCCGCAAGGATGTATTTATTACTCTGCCGCAGGATCCGTATGATGGTTTCCTGCGAAAACTGGTAAGCTGCCTGAAGCCGCTGAATATACCGGAAAACTTCCTGATTCCGACCTTCTCCATCCTTCATCCGCCATAGATTTACAGATGTGTCAATTGGCAGAAGTTCATCCGGAACTTCCTGATAATCTTCATCGTCATAGATATCATAATCCGGTGGATATCTTTTTTCCCCGTGAACGCAAAGCGGGATATAAGTAGAACCTGAATGAAGATCAGCCACAAAACCAACCGCCAGCTTTTTATCTGATCCGTTTTTAATCTGCCTCCTGCCGTATTTCCAGTACGTATGACCACCTTTTGGAGACGGCAACGCAAGACATTTCCATTCGTTGTCTTCAGCCATCTGAAGAAACGTTTCATACATTTCCTTATCATCAAAGCTGATGTCAATGATTCCGGGCTTAAGTACAGCACCAAAACAATCACAGTCCTTCACTTCGTTAAAGTCTGCTATATGATCTCTTCCTTTGACTTTCTCCGCAGGTCTTTTACCGGATCCGGAACTTTTTCCTTTGACATAGGTTTTAAATATTTTATTATTTCCAGTCCAGTTAGCCATCTCTTAACTCCAGTAAAAACTGTCTGTTTTCCTTCAGTTTTTTCAGATCCTTTGCAGCCTGTTCAGCGTCTCGTTTATAAGTTTTATAATCTTCATTAACGAATTCCAGATGATTTTTATGTTCTTTCAGCTCATCGCCACGCAGAGCAACACCATTCGCTTTACGTTTTGCTTTGATGTTGTTCTTCAATTCACGCCGCGTTGTCTGCAGGTTAAAATATACTTTGGCGACTGCTTTCGCATATCCTTCCTGCTCCGGGATTCGCTTATTTATGTGCTGCAGGCATTCATCCACATAATCTGACGCGTCCCGCTCACCAATGCAGAAGAATTTTTTATACAATGCTCTGATTCTTGCTTTCGTTGTCGGAAAAAAGAATTCCGGCCGCAACTGCAGCTCTCCGTCATGATTATTATATTTAACTGTGATCATATCACACCTCTATTCCAAACTGTTTCAGCCTCCTTCTGGCATAATCGATATACCATCCTTTATCCAGCTTATCCGGACACTTCACACCTTTGATATCATCATTTATGATAAAGCACTTGTCCGGAGTCTTTCCGAATTTTGCTTCCTGGTAGGTGCCGTCAGACAGGGTTCTGCATTTGAGCAGCCGCCCGTCTTCCGGATCCTTCGAGGCAAACACACGGTATGCTTTGTTGTATGATCGTTCCCTGTTATCGTAGATGCGCTTCTTGCCGGCTTTCTTCCCCTGTTTGTTATACTTCTGTTCCATGCGGGAAGGGCCGTATTCGCGCTCTGTGTAATCGTAAAGACTGGACAACTTAACAATACTCTGAAAGTAAATTAATTCGTCACAGCCGTTAATAGTGTCCTCTACAGGAGTTTTATTCACCATGTACTCAACCAGCGCCTTATTCAGGATCGCCAGGTTGAAATCGATCGGTGACAGCTGCTTGAGATAATCTCCGATCCGCTCGACACCGCCGTCAATATCCACCCAAAGATAATTATTTACATCCTTTTGGTAGATCTCTGTGATTATATCCAGACCAAGTGAGATACTGCACAGATCTGTGCTGCAGCGTGATTCCCACTCATAACAGATATCGTCCACCCGATCAAAGGCTTCATCCGTATCCGGGATCCGGATGATCAGACCGTCCGTGTTGCTCTGAATCAATTCAAACCCTTCAACCGCTTCCAGATGTTCGATCAGGTCCAGAAGCATCAGCTGGCCGTTAATACACATGATATTGTTATTCCGTGCATCGTAGGCCGGATTGGTTTTGCTCTTCATAGCCCCTGAGAGACTGTTTAAGAGCTTTTTATACGGCGCCTGTTCTTTCTTCTTACCGGCTTTCTTGAGCTTCATGCGGGTGTCGTAGACATTTTTATACTGTTCCGGTCGCCGTGCCGCTCTTGTTACCAGATCATAGGCAATCAGTATGGACGGATAATAGGACCCAACGTCGACATGGAGGATATAACCGTCCATGTGGACCGGATGGTCGATTGCGCCGTGAAGTCCTCCGAAACCGAATTTATGAGGCACTTCGGCCACTTCTGTGACCAGCTCCTGACTGTAAAACGCTCTTCGCTTCAGCTCAAAGTTCTTTGTCCTGGAATCCGGCGCATTCTTCTTTACACTCTGAAACCAGTCCATCACGTACGCATACTTTTTAAGTCTGACACACGGCAGAAAGTAATAATCAAATTCGTCATTAAGCTTCTTTTTCCTGCAATCCAGCACCTTGGCTGTGATTCTGGCTTCCGTATCGCCGACCGCCGACAAATCCAGCCCGAAAACATCCACTAACCCCATCTGAGCCTCGAACTCAGCTATGCGATGGAAAAATACTTCAATTGTTTCTTCCACATCGTGACGGCAGTAATAAATCGTCTGATCGATCTCTTCCTGCGTCAGCTTCCGGTCGATATTAAACGGCACTTCACTTTCCCGGACGTCATCGCCCATAAAGCCTTCTATAGTCTTCAGCCCGACCGGCGGGCTGGGCATAACATCATAGTTATTGATGTGGATTTCCCGGAGCAGAGAAGAAAACAACCATGGTTCATTCTTCTGCACAATGATCCAGTCGTTCATTTCCTTCGGATCCAGTCCGCATAGGATGGCTTTCAGGATCCATCGGTCGTAATGCCGGCTGTTAAAACCCGCCCAGATGTCATACTGGTGCTCTTCATAGAATTTCTGCAGCCATTCACGATCATTGACAATGATTGTCTCATGTTCATGTTCTGCTGTAATATCCTTCAGTACAACCAGCCAGTCGTATTTAAATACTTCGAAATCGTAAAAAATCATGCGATCACCTAAATATTTTCGAATGCAGTACCGGAATGATTCCGGTACTGCGTCAGTCTCTATCTGTCGTACACTTCGATAATCTGATAGTTTTTATTTATATACGGTTTTCCAGTGTTCGGATTCGTTTTTTTTGCTTCTTTGACTTCATAATCCAGGTCATAAGACAGGGATTCAACCTCTTCCGCAGCATCCGCGATGAAATCCTCAATAGCGACCATGCCTTTCTTGCTGTCATATTTGTTCAGGAGAACGCCTATAATTTCAGCCGTCAGATCTTCATCATCCAGCATATCCGACAGCAGAATTGCTGTGGCGTTGATACCATTACTGAAGTTTTCGTTGAACATGCCGTTATAGAAAATATTCGAGTTCTTGAATTCTCCGTCAGTAATCTTAAACCAGATGGTAATCTGATCATCCCCCCATGAAGTCTCACCGACTTCCATTTTATCCACAATAACCGGATACTGTCCGGACGGTACTTCCCGGTACCTTCCTTTGTTCTCCCTCTGTTCTTTCATGGCTTTTTTCATCGCTTTCTGTTCTTTGGCAGATACCATCTTTCCGTACTTTTTGCTGAGCTTACCCATCAGTCTCTCCTTTTTCTTCTCCTTCTGGTGACCGGCTTTCTTTCTTCTTCCGGTTCTTCTTCGTCGTCTGGTTCCTCTTCGTCATCTTCATCGTCTTCGATTACTGTATAAAACGGTGAATCTTCATCAATGGCTTCAAAACTGTCTCTTTTTTTTCTTCCGGAACGTGGTTTTCTCTGTTCTTCCTCTTCCAGCTTATCCAGCTCTTCATCCGGATCATCGTCTTCTTCGTAAGTGTCCGGGTCGGCTTCATCGTCAATCAGGAAAAGGCCATTCAGTGCGTACTTTCTGGCATAACTTGACGCGGCGCCGGTCAGCTGACTTGCGTCAGATTTCTTTCTCTCAAGCTGCTCCCTGGCATAAGCGCGGGTTTTAATTTCTATGACAGATTCCGTATCAAAGAGATGCGCTTCTGCCTTCACATAGTAGCGATCACCAATCAGCAGTAATTCATCAGTTACAGTAAGAATGACGCCGTACTTAGCAAGCAGCGGTTTTGCAGCTGTAAAAATGTCTTCCGTGTTTCGATAGGAATACCCACCAAAGCGGTTTTTTCTATTCTTCGGAGCTTTCAGCTCTTGCTGAATGTTCAGCAGCTTTTCGTACAGTTCCATCCTGACCTCCTAACTTATAAAACCTTCTGAGTTCATTTGGCAGCTTTGCAATGCTTTCTGCGAAGAATACCTGCAAACCCTGTCTTGTTGCTTTAGCATACTCTTTCTGCGCACCCTGTGATTCTTCCCAGCCGGGCATCATCAGAATCCCGTCACAATCTTCCAGCAACTCAAGATCGGCCTGAAGAATTGTTTTATAGTCCAGTACTCCGCACACCGGCTCCATGATCTGCACAGGATTGACCGCTCCATGTCCCTCGCGCTTCAAAAGATATGACATACTCCCGAACTGCTCTTTGTAATTTTTATGACCCGTCACAGGACCCGAAATATAAATCTTCATTCATTACCTCCTTCGTCATATTTGAACAATATGAGTGTATCAGCGCCCATCATCATATGGTCTTTACCTGCTCTTACTATTGCATAGCAGTCAAAATCATCATTTACAAGACCAACAACTTCACACGAGACGTTGACTTTATCACCTATTGATACACAACGACGTCGTGTCTCTGTCGTTTTTCTACATCGATTGTTGCATGCTTCGAAACATTCCCAGCAGCAGTTGACTTTATGCTCCGTTGTGCATGCCGGCCGGATACATTTTCCGTCATAACGTATACACACTCCCTTCGCCATTATCTGACCCCCGTACTTCCATATCCTCCGCGGTCTACGTTTCCGAGTTCCTCCACCTCGACAATCTCCAGTTCTTCCTGATTTTTAACAATCCGGAACTGACAAATCCGGTCACCTTTAAAAATAATAGTGTCATGGATTGCATAAACACAGAATTTCCAAACATCATTGTCTCCTCGGAATGCGTTGTCAATAATCCCAAAACTGTTTGCACATATGACCCCAAAAGCCTTCGGCAGGGAGGATCTTGGCGCAATATAAGCCTCATATCTGTCAGGTAGCTCTACAGAGACCCCAAGGCTTATATATTTTAAATCCCCTTTTGTGAGTTCCACCGTTTCCGCAGCTCTGAGATCTATCCAGTCACCGATTGAGATCTTTTCGATCTTTGGTATGTCAGTATGGTATTTTATTTTTATTGTATTCATTCACCCCTCCTAAAACGGAATTTCAGCCTCCTGAGGCGCCGTTTTTGATTCTGCTTCTTCCTCCGGTTCAGGTTCCGGGATTGTTTTACCTTCTACGAAGTGCGCACACCAGTAATCAGCATAATGCAGCAGTGTCTGCAGCGGTCTTTCGTGACCTTTGAGATAATATGCCATGGATCCATACAGGCCGTCGTGGAAGAGGATCGCAAAATACTCCTCTTCTGTCAGTTCAATGTACAGATCAGCCTCTTTCACGCTGAGCTGTGGATGATCAATATGCAGCATATCTTTATTTACCTGATACGGTTTGCTCTCAGATCTCTTATATCTCTGTTCAGGATTCGCCTTGGTTGGTCTTCCGTCCTTGATCATGTTTTCTGCATAATAGACTTTCCCGAAAGCGCCGGCCTTTCCCAGATCGTGGAGCGCAGCCACAATGTAAATCGATGGCTTCATTCTTTTGAAGTCTTCCGGAAGGTAAAGGATTTTTCCGAATTTCTCCGCAAGTCGCATGACGCCGGCGGTATGAACTACCAGCCCGCATTCACAGCTCATGTGGTTTCCTCCGGAAGCCGGTGCTGTGAAGAAACCGATCTCTTCCATGTGCTCAATCAGATCAATGATTCCGTCTCTTTTGGTACTTTTCAGCTTCCTGATTACATATTTTTTCGATTCATCAATTATTCTTTCGCTCATTGAGATTCTCTCTCACCTCCATATGGAATTTTGTACTTTTTCGCCCAGAATTCAACTTTATCCTCCAGTTTTTCCTGCAAAGTCCGTACTTCACTGAGGTCGTACACCTTCAGCTTCAGTATCAGTTTTCTGAAATCCTCTTCATCCTCCGGGTAAACCAGCATACTTATACCGCCGGCTTTCCGGATCCGCAGGAGCTCTTTGATCTGCAGTTCTGTTGGTTTACCACGTGTCGCTTTCAGCTCCGCCGCTACAAAACAGCCGTTACAGCAGATCAGAAGATCCGGAACGCCGCTTCTGGTGAAACCGCCGCCGCCCCAGTATTTAATGAACCAGCAACCTTCCTGTTTCAGAAATTTCTTCAGGCGGTTCTCCAGATTCTTTTCATTCGCCATCACAGCACCATCCAGCACGCCGGCGCCACACCTGCGTAATTATCGCCGTCACACCTGAGAAAAGTTCCGTCTGAATCAACATAGCACACAGCGTTTTCATAATAGTTGCTGTCTGACGGTGAAGCGGTCCAGTAATAAGTTGTATAGATTGTTTTACTGCCTGTTACAGCGATTCTGTCCAGCTCATCCGGCATATACTTTTCAATCTGTTCCTTAGTCAGCAGGAAAAAGCCTTTTTCCGTTATGTTTTCCGGAAGCCACGTTGGTACGGTTTTCAAAAAATCACTCTGCAGGTATTTCTGAATCTCAGAACCCTCATAACAGTTATCTTCTTTGTCAAAGATGTGGGGCGTAATGTTGGTGTACTTCCAGATCAGCACTTTTTTATCCTGCACGTCCAGCACTTTCCACAAATCACCGTCAATAACAATTCTGTCATTTATCTGCAGCTGTACCGGTTTTATCTTCATCTCCACAGTTCGCTTGATTTTCATACTTCTCCTTTAATTTAAATTCTGTACACGGATAGTTTCTTGATCGTTCCCAGCATCTGTTTTTGTGGATGCAGTCAGTGCATGTTATCATCTTTGCACCTCACCTCCAGCATGTGCTGCACAAAGCCACCCGCCGGACACGATCATCAGGCCAGCCACAACCCGAAGATCGCTGCGGTCGGCGGCGCACAGGCAAAGTATAAAAACGATTACCATGATTCTATTTAAAATCTCTCTTAAACAGCGCATCGGTATAATCCTTTCTTTTCTTCAGCGTCTGCAGTATTTTTTCCTCTACAGAACCCCGACACAGCAGTATGTAATAAAAACAAGCCTGATTCTGACCTATTCGGTGGATTCTCTTTCTGGACTGCTCGAATAGTTCAGAACTTTCCGGAAGCGTGAAGTAAATAATTCGTCTGCATTTCTGCAGGTTCAGTCCATACGCACCGGCCTGATACTGAATCAGCGTTACGCTGTCCGTATACTCTTCATAGGCTTCCAGATTCTTAACGGACCCGTTCACCAAAGATACAGGCCGTTTCATGCCATTACATATATCCCGCAGCGCTTCCATTTCCGCCGTGAAGTTGTAAAAGATGATCAGCCGGTCCTCCGTCGACTCGATCAGATTCTTTGCCGCGGCCAGCTTGTCTTTGTTGTACTGGCCGCACAGCATCCGCGCATACAGCCGGAAGGTGAGCGACGTATCACCCACCAGCTCCGACCCGCCCGGCGTCATAAGGTACCGGCTCCGCATGAACTTCTTATAGCCGGCAGATGCCTTGACTTTCACAATGATGTCCTGCTGGTCAGGAAGATCAACGCCGAATTCATCCGACTTCATGAACACGCAGCCGTATTCCGCCATTTTTCGCTTCAGCCGCAGGATATTTTTGTATCCCTTCACCACCGGAATCCGGTAACCGGTCTGATAGTTCTGGATGTAATCCCAAATAACATACGTCTGTTCATACAGCTTCCGGCTAATCGGCCACCCGAGAAGGTGCAGCTGCGTCCACAGCTTCTCATACTTTCCGGCTGTCGGTGTTCCGGACAGCAGGATCACATTGGCTGGTTTCATCCGGAGAATGAACCGCGTCCGCTTTGTGCCGTGGTTCTGGATCAGGCTGCTTTCATCGAGCATCAATGTGAAATCCTGCAGTTTCAGCAGCTCTTTCCGCCGCCATGCAAGGTCATAATTAATGACCCCGATAATGGAATAACGGCCGGCGCTCCGGAAGAAACCTTCGTAATCTTTCCGCGTCGTCAGGTCATAGACCCCATAACCATAGTGCGTCTGAAAATGATCCACCCAGTCAGAAACCTTCGACTTCTGGCAGATCACCAGATTGGCATCAGCCCCCAGCTCCTTCATTTTTTCAGACCCGATGAATGTCTTTCCTCCGCCCATGTCAACATAGACTGCGCATCGGTTGAACGGTTTAATCTGATTCATCACCTTCTTCTGAAACGGATACAGTGTAATTGACATAGTCTTCATCACCTTCTTCTGTAGGACCTCGCATCGGCGTTACACGGATCGTACAATCGGTTTCGTTTTCTTTCTCTCCGAACATTATTTCCCGGAGGTATCTGTGCGGTATATCGCAATGCACTCCGTTCGCGAGTACAGCACCCACAACGGATTCCTTCAGCAGTTCGTAAAAAGTCGTGAATTTTACAGAGATTCTGTCTTCTTCCTTAAGTGCATCAAAGAGTCCCATTACATTCCCCTTTCTTCAAAGTCGTCGTCATAAAGCTTGTATACGCATTTCACATTCCAGCCCGGATACTCCTGCCGAACCGTGTCTAAAACATCCGCCTTGCGCTCGAATCCGTTCATCCGGACAGCTTTGACCGCACTGCCGTTCTTTTCTGCGAGTACTGCCACATAGCTGTACGTATAAATAGTTTTCGTAGTGCCGTTTTTCTTGACGATGAGTGTAGACTCTTTGCACGGGCTTCTGCGTCCTACCACTGCGTAACCTCCACTTCTCCGCCGCATGCGGCATATCCTGCGATGTCCACCCAGTTATCATCCGATACACGCGTACATTTGATCCTCGCCAGTTTGAGCAAAATCATCATTGCTGCAACGTCTCTCGGCTCGATCGTTTTATAAAGGTACGCACTCCACAGCATCGCGATGTTGGCAAAATTATCTTCCGGTTCGCCGTACTGTGCGTTTCGACCCGTTGTCACGATTTTCTTTGCTTTGTCGAGTATTTCAGCACGCATCATGTGGATACCTTCCTTTCCAGTTCAACAAGGTCTTTCTCGACCGCCTGTTTGATGATGGACGTCGCCACCCGGTTGATCGACATCACTGACTCATTTGCCAGATCAACGATCATGTTGTATACTTCTGGTGATACGCGTATCACCGCCTGTTGTCCCGGCTTTAAGTGCGGCAACACCTTTGCCGGGATGACAATTTTATCTTTTTTCATTCTTCTTTCGCCTCCCAGATCAGTACGTGCAGCACATCAGGATCCACCTGAAAAATCTTCTCAATGCGGTAAGCCGCTGCTTTATAGGTGTTATACGTCTCACCCTCCCGGTAAAGCTTCCCGGTTTCATCTTCTCTGTCAATCGCAATCATCCAGCTCATTCTGCTCCTCCTTCCAGTTCCATTTCCCGTGCTTTTTCTTAATGCTGAAGTCGATCGGTCTGCGCCAGTCATCACTCCAGTGTGTGTTATTCGCCACGATCCAGTCATTAACTAAACCCATGGATAGATAACGGCCACCGGGGGTGGTACTTCTTATAGAGCTCCACGATCTCTACAAGCTTTCTAAAGATCTGTTCTTCTACTTTATTCCTGTCCATTCATTACCTCCGTTCACATGCACTGGTTGAGAATGTCTTTGATCATCGCAATGCCGGAACTCATGGCGACATTCGATGTTTTGGTGTGGCCGTTGTCAAAGACTGCTGTTACAATCTCCTTCTCCGGATCGAACCGGAGATCAACCAGATCGTAGAAATATCTTGTCGCCTGCAGCATTCTGAGAAACAGGCTGCAGATCTTCTGTTTGTCCTCTCTCATTCGTTACCTCCTGCTTAACAGCACATCCACCACATCGGGGATGTAGTAGTATTTACGGTCTATGCGGTCCAGCCCTTTCAGGAACCGGTCCACATAATGCGGATCCTTGATCCCCATCAGCTCCGCGAGCTGCTTGCGCGTGATAAACACCGCGCCGCCGGTTTTCGTTTTGAACAAACTCACAACGTCCTGTTTTGTCATACTCTCACCTCCCTCAATCAAGGTTTTCGTTCAATCGAGATCACATCAAGATCAATCGAGCCATCACAGATTTCCTTCTTCAGTAAGTACAGTTCCTGCAGGCGTTCCATCAGAAGTTCGATTTCACATGCTGCCAGTCTGATTATTTCAGGCTCAGAACACGGTCTGGCCACCTCCTGATTGATTTTGTACTTCCAGTCGTTGATGCCATCTTCCGCAAATTTAATGCGGTTATTGATGTATCCGATGATTGTTATCTTTTCCTCACTCATGTTCACTCCTTCAGCCCAAACACTGCGCGGAGCATGGCCAGCTCATCCAGTCGCTGCGCACATTCCCTGTTCCTTCTTGCGGAATCCATAATACTGCCCCACAAGATATCTTCTTCTGCCGCTTCTGGAACCCTGTCCGGATACCCGAGCGCCCGTTTGACATAACCCGCATCACGTACAATGAGTGACTTCAGTGTCTCTTCACGTTTCTCGATGTATTTGATCAGGGCATCAGCACCAAAGACTGTGATCGTCGGACCCTCTGCACACTCCGGACAAACCGGCATACCGTTCAGCTTGTTGTCTGTCTCTGTGCCGCAATACGCGCACATCTTCAGTTCCTTGTTCATGCGTTTTCTCCTTTCTCTCACACAATCTGCCTAATGATGTCCACGATCGCGGCTGTGCCGGAATCGCAGGCAATGTTAACTCTCTTCTGTGCGCCGTTCCGGAACGTCGCAATGACACATTCTGTCGACTGATCGTATCTGAGATTTGTCAAATCTGTCAGATTTGCAGTTTCCTGCAAAACCGGCAACAGCAGCCTGCAAAGCTTCCTGCGCTGTGTCGTTACCCCGTCTTTGTTCAATTCCATCGCCTTTTGTCTCGCGCTCTCTTCGTCATCAAACACATCAAAGATTTCTTCCCGTTCGTAATCAGGCAAAATCTTTATCTTTTCCGTACAAATACGCTCTCTGGAAACAAAATACTTTACTGTGTCAAAATATTTGTGCGCTCTTACGCTCCAAAGTCCCCAGTTCGTTTTCATCTCTCTTCTCCTCTCTGTTGTGCTTGCGTTTCCGCAAGTTTTACGCGAAAAAAATTTGTTTCGGGTCCTCGATATCTAAAATATCGATCATCAGGTTGATTTCCTCACGTGTAAAATTACCACCCGAGTTAATCTTCCTGTACAACGTAGACTCATTGATATCAAGCGCTTTTGCAAGTTCTTTGCAAGTCATGCCTTTAAGTGCCAGCTGCGCTTTGAACTTGTTTTTATCAAACAATTAATCACCTCCCTCACTTGCGTTATCGCAAGTCTAATATATCATGGCCGTCGCACCTTGTCAATGCGTTTATGCAAGTTTTTATTTGTTCTTTTATCCTTTTCATTGCAATTATGCAACTACCATGTTATATTAACTACGAGGTAAATAATTATGGAACTAAAAGATTTAATTAAAAACAGACGGTTAGAGCTCAATCTAACGATGAAAGAATTGGCTAAAAGAGTCGGTGTCAGCGAAGGAACTATTTCCAGATGGGAATCCGGCCATATATCAAATATGCGCCGAGACCGTGCGCTGTCTCTCGCTAAAGCGTTGAGCATACCGATTGAGATAGTAATGGGGTGGGGAGGCAAAAAGCTGATACCTGAATCGACATCTGCCATCAACAACGTTACGGTTCCGGAAGCGCGTGAACTCCCGATTCTGGGAGAAATCTGCGCCGGTGACGGCATATTTTGTGAGGAAAACTATGAGGGAACATTTTGTGTAGACAATACCATAAAAGCAGATTACTGCCTGCGGGTACGCGGTGACAGTATGATTGACGCCGGCATCGAAGCCGGTGACATGGCTTTTATCGCTAAAGCTTACGAATTTCACGACGGCGACATTTACGCAGTCTTAAAATCCGGAGAATATACAGCATCATTAAAGCGTGTCTACCTGCAGGCTGATCAGATCGTTCTGGCGGCCTGCAGTGCGTCCTATGCGCCGGAAATACTCGCAGCCGGTGACGTGTCTATCCTTGGCGAATTTGTTGGTGTATACAAGCCGAAAAAGACATGAACTGTCAAACAGATACATCAACTGATGCGTCAACTAAGCGTTTGACCTGCATTTGACCAAAAAGGTCAAAAGTCAACGTTAGTCAACGTTAGTCAACGTTAGTCAACGTTAGTCAACGTTAGCTATCCTCGCAAAGTTGGAAAGTTGGGGGAAGTTGGCAGAAAAATGAAATGATAAATGACACAATAAATGACACAATAAAAACAGTCCGGCAACTTACCGGCAACTTAAAATATCCAGTATTTCCAATGGTTACAGCGGATTTAAAGCAAAAAACGCAATTCTCCAGCAACTTAAACGCAAATCAGATTAAGTAAGATTAAGCGAGATTAAGTAAGATTAAACAAAATCTTTAGTTATTAAATAAAATTTTTAGTTAATTATTTGCTTATTGAGTTTTCCCAATTAACGCGTTTTAAATGCGTTTTAATGCGTTTAACGCAATAAAAAAAGCCCGCAGCAGGACACTCAAACCGCCGCGGGTGGGGATGGACATGTCAAGCGCAGGTTGCTGGTTTCAAGCAATTAATAATTATCCCGCAGCGCTTCCGACTTAACTGTCGGACATCCCAAAAAATCTGATATGATGATAAAAGGCCGGAGTGACCGTCTGACCTCTATCAATATCATTATACCAGCAGCAACATATTTTAAAAAGTAAAAAATGAGCCGGATGCTCCCAACATCCGGCCCGGAGAACAATGCCAGACAATACAAATAACATTGATTCACCAATCGGTATTATAACATCGTCTGGCTGGTTATTCAACGAGGGGATTACCATGAAAAAATATAAATTCCGCCGTACTTTTACGTTTGAGGGGAAACGTTATCAGATTTATGCGGACTCAGAAGCTGACCTGATCCGCAAAATGACAGACAAAAAAGTACAGCTTAAGACTGAGCGTAAAGTCATATCCGGATCTACGACTCTCAGAGACTGGGCATACGAATGCATCAACACATACAAAACAGGTCAGAACGATACCACGCGTGAAAAATATATCCGGCGGGTACGAAAATGTATACTCGATGACATCGGGAACATGCGATTAAAGGACATCAAGCCGCTGCACGTCCAGCGCTGCATTAATCTTCAGACCGGCAAAAGCAAAACCCAGATTAATGAGGTCTACAATGCACTTAAATTTATCTTCCGGCACGCATACCATAACCACATGATCAAAGACGACCCGACGGAAGGGCTGACCAAACCAAAGAGTAAAAAATCTTTGTCACGGCGTGCACTCACACCATACGAGCGACAAATGATCACATCTGTCGGCAAAACGGACAGACGGTATTATCTGTTCCTGCTCATGCTATACTGCGGCTGCCGTCCGGCTGAGGCGGCGGAAGCAACAGGTGGCGATATTGTGGACAAAGGAAACGGAGTAATTTTGCTGCACATCCGCGGTACCAAAACGACAACAGCCGATCGTTTTGTCCCTCTGCCGGAAAAACTGTACAGGATAATCAAAGACACTGAAGCTTTTGAACCGATTGCAGCAAACCGGGACGGAAAAAAGCTCGGAGTACAGGGACGTACACGCGCGTGGCAGTCGTTTAAACGGCAGCTTAACATCGCTATGGGGTGCAGGATGTACCGCAACCAGCTCATCCCGCCGCTCCCGCTGGCGCCCGATCTCGTGCCATACTGTTTACGGCATGAATACTGCACCGACCTTGCGAGACGCGGCGTTGATATCCGCATTGCTCAAAAGCTCATGGGCCACTCTGACATCAAGCTGACTGCCAATATCTACACCAATCTCGACGACGCGGATATCGTGGAAACAGCGAGACTGCTTAACCATGATGCCGGTTCGAAATCCAGTAACGGATGACGCGCATGTGTTTCCGCACGTGTTACCCGAGTCTGCAGGTGTTGGAATTCTGCGGTTTGTCGTCGCATTCCTAAACCGTGCGTCGTGTGTTCGAATCGCATCTGGTGCACCATACTGAAAACCGCCTGAAAACACTGGAATTCCAGCGCTCAAGGCGGTTTTTTAATGGCCGGTTTTTCCGATTTCCGATGGCCGAAACGTGATAAAAAGGTGCGTTTTGGCGCATTGGGGTGTGTTACCCTGCGTGTTACCCTGTCATGTATATACTGAATTTAAGAGAACTTAAGAGAGTGTAAGTAACGAAAGTTTACTTAAACAAAAAACGCCCCGCCGAACGGGACGTTTTCAGAAACTCTATCTACACATGGCAGATGAGCTATATTTACATTTTAGCCTGCAGTTCGCTGCGGATTTCCTTCATCTTCTCAATCCCATTACCGTCGATCTGGTGATCGAGATGTGCCAGCTCGATTTTTAACATATCGTTAACCTTGTCTGTCAGGCTCTCGATCGCCTTCTTATCGTTTTCGAGGAACTTGTCAATGTCTTTGATGTGATCCTCGATTGTGTCTACTCTTTCATGTAGTATTTTCGTCGGCTTTTTAACCTTATTGATCACAGCGACAATCACAGCAACCGCGCCGGCAACAATTCCGACGCAACCACAAATGTACAATGCCACACGGAAAAAAGCGGCGATTTCCATCATACCGATCGTCTGTATCATTTCATCCACCTCACTTTACCGGCGTATTCTTCTTTTCCAGCCAGCTCACATCCACATCTATTTTATTTCCAAACCCCTTGACTGTTCCGGAAGATGAGTGCTGATGTATGTCATAACGTCCGGTGTATGTTGATATCGGATACTGCGCAAGCCAGATACTGTACTTCTTGTCGATCTGCCCGATTTTGTTGACCAGGAAGTTGTAATTTGCATATACGCCGGCACGATAACCAGTCGCCGCAATCGTCTTGCAGAACGCCTCTGCGATCTCCTTGTTCTTCGCTCGCCCGAGTCCGCTCTGACAAGGATCCTCAAGATCGAAATAAACCGGATATGTCAGTGTCCGGTTGTTCAGGACCGACAATACAAACTTTGCTTCTTTGACCGCTGCAGATGCCGTCGTCGCCTTGCTGTAATGATAGACACCGATGATCAGTCCTGCAGCCTTCGCCGACTTATAAAACGATTCAAAACTCGCGTCCTTTTCCAGTTTGCCGCTGCTCGCCGTGTAGGAGGACCGCAGGATAACAAAATCAAGGCCGTTATCCTTCGCGGCTTTGAACTGTTTGGCCGTCTTGCCTTTCTGCCAGTTCGATACATCCATACCTTCAAGCTGTGAGACCTTCTGCAGATAGTGTTTGCCTTTACCGGATTTGGCCGCAATACACGACCAGCAAGGTGTCCTGACGCCCGGCTGCACCGGATAATGCGCCCACCATCCGCGCTGGTAATCGGATTTGAGTTTCGTCCCTTTCGAGACCGTTCCAACCTGCTTGTTCGCTTTCCCCGGACCTGACCGGAGCGTGATCTGCTGCAGGGTCTTATAGGTACGCGAAGTGTAACGGTTCGGATCCACACAGGACTTATGGATATAATAGCCTTTGTAATCGCCGGAATAGATTTTATACCAGTCTGATATCAGATTATACACATACAGCTTTGTGTTCTTTTTGAGCGTACCGACTTTTTCATAACCGGTGCCGCGTCCTTTTCGGACATTGCCGCCGTCTGCCGGTTTAATATAACGCATAAGCGGCGTTACTTTTTCCGCCGCATAGTTCGGCCGGTAGATCCCGTATATCGTCTTCCTGGATCTTTTCCGGAGAGCTACTTTTGATGTTGTTGGTCCGGATCCGAGAGTATTTCCTTCAATTGTCTGGATGTAGTTGTTATCAATTGCTCTTACTACGATGCCGATATGCGACCGTGATTTCCCGTCCCAGGTAAATATGACAATGTCACCGGCCTGTACTTCCGTAAACCCGACTTTTTTACAGTTTGCCGCAAGCCACACCTGCGCCGGATAGCAGTTCACTACCTGCTGCCCGTTGCAGAACAGCTTTGAGGCGCCGCACTGGCGGAATACATACGTCACAAACCCGCAGCACCAGCTCCAGCCGGAATATCCGAGTTTAACCGCATTCCATACAAAACTTCCGCCTTTTCCGAGATGTTTCTTTGCTTCCGTGATAATTTCTGTTCCGGTTGTCATTCTTCCACCTCCTCTTCAGGATCCTCAAGTATATCCTCTGTCGGTTCTCCGCCAGGCACCATTTCCAGCGTCTTTATTCCGTCTTTAATCTGCTGGGCCGTAATCGCGGCGTGTGTGATGTTGTTGTTTTTCCACCATACCCAGATTGTGGCCGCCGCGGCCAGTACGTCATAAATGCCTTGTGTCAGTGTAGATTCATCCCACGGCAGAGGGCTGTGCCCTTTCGCCGTCAGAATACTGTTGATAATTAAAAGAGCGGTCACAATCAGTCTTGTCACCGCTTTGATTCTTTCTCTGTTTTCCATTACTTCTCCTTAAGATTTTGCGTACAAAATATGCACTGCCGCAGTCCAGTTAGTTCTTGCGTTCGAATTATCGTTCATGAGTCCGACAACCAGCTTTCCACTGCTGTTGATATGACATTTAACCCACTTGACGTGAGATGTTCCAGTCCCGTCAATCCCCCAACCAGCGATGCCAATCGGGGTGTAGCCGGATTCTGTCGGCGGGTCGACTTCTGTGCTTTTGTATTCATTTGCACTGATTGATGATATGGTCCAAGTGTAGGTTTTCCGTTTGATTGAGTCGGCAAGGCCGATTGTTCCGATTGAAGTAATATTTCCGGTCACGCTGACATTCCCCAATATTGTAGCGTTACCACCTATAGATGCACTTGAATTTGATATTATTTTGCCCGTTGCAGTTATATCACCATCCATCGCAAGAGTGCCATCCCAGCTAACATATAACAAAGTGGATTTAGAATTGTAACCTGTGCCATTTCCAATTGTAAAGGCTCGTTGATTATTGTAAGTATCATCGTTAAACTTCCCTATCGTAAAGCCGTTTTCGCCTGCCGTTGTCCCCAGTCCAAACGCGAATGTCGGTATCTGTGTAACTGCGGCAGTGTATTGAATTCTGGCCGACATAAGAAGTATGCCATATTCTTCCTCTTCTGACATAGTCGGAGCCGGATCATATGTAGCGATCGCGGTGAACGTCATGTTTCCATCATACGTGAGTCTGCAAGTTGCCCATGTATCTGTATACGTAACAGTTCCTGCCGTCCCGTATGTGAACGTATATTCATGTACCCCGTCCCCATAAATGAACTTTATGGATGAATCAGTCACTGGTGTTTGTTTAAGTGGAATTGTCCATATATAAGTTCCAGCGTCATCGTCATCATGTTCTGCTGAGCTAAAAACGACCTGTTCTATTTCCTGTGACGATGTTATTATGGCGTCTATTACCATATTTTCAACGGAATCTTCGTTGAAGAGTTTCATACTTTTATCAGAAATCTCTATCCGTCTGCCAGTTTGATTTCCAATCACAACGCCATCCGCCGCAAACCGTGCGATCTCTGTTGTTCCATCTGACGCGTAAATAACCGTTCCACTTCCGCCCAGACTCGCCTGCAGTGTGTTTCCGTTTTTGATATCCACACTGTCGTTATCAATCAATACATGCTGCGCTGACGTATCACCAACGTGAGCAATGTTCGCCTGCAGGTTGGTCATGTTGATTTTTGCGGCTGTAATCGTCGCCGCCGCAATCTGATCTGCAGTGATGGTTCCGGCAGCAATCTGATCGGCTGTGATCGAGCTTGCAACAATGACGGACCCGTCCAGTGCACTCTGATATTTGCTGTCTGTAAGCTCCTGAGCGGTCAAAGTGCCGCTGTTTGCATTTAACTCATAATAAATACCATCCGTACCGGAATAAATCAGACGATCTGCGACAATAGTATTTGCAGTGATCAGGTCACCGCTTATTGTAACCGCGGCCAGTGAGCCGGTCACTTTGCCGTTAACGATCTGCAGGTTGCTGATCAGGCCGTAATCACCATAAATCTTATTAATTACCGCAGAGCCGATGTTTGTAGCGTCAACTTTGAGATAATTCGAGCTGAGGGATGCAATGGTCGCCGTGTCTGCGATCAGGGTATTTGCGGAAACACCGCCCACAACCAACGCATCAACGTAAGCTTTCGTTGCCTGCAGATTCGTGATCTGCGCGTTGGTGGCCTGCAGATCTGTGATTTTAGCACGGTCGATAATTGCTTTTTTGATAGTTACAAGGTCCGCCGCATAGCGCTCCAGTTTTTGTGTAATCGGCCTCGGCGACGCGGAATCATCATCTGAGTCTGATCCGCTATAAGCCGTCACGTTAACGATAATTCCGCCGTCAAACGTGATCGTAATCTCGTGACACGGTACTGCGTGCACGGTTTCACCATCTGTGATCAGCAGTGTGTCTGTTGCCTCCAGCCGTGGATCACCATGCCAGATGGCAACCGCGGCAGGTCGGAACGTATAACCAACGATATCCGGAGCAAGTACATCGTCAAAAATACTCTCTGTGATATATTCAGACGATATAAACAGATTCGGATAGCCGGATTCATACGATACTTCCGCAATTGCAGCCCCGTCTTCGTCCTCGCTGGCTTCCGACACAACCACTTTAACGCCGGTTACTTCATAATCAGTTTCACCGATTTCCGGTATATCGTGCATTTCCCAGTCTGACACGGTGACCGCATTTACGGTACTGTACTTTGTTACGATAACGCCGCCGGATGCCGTTTCCGTCGCAAAACCGCCAGCCGCGGTTGCCAGCACAGCAAGCGCTTCATAACAAGTCAGATCGGCCATAGATTCCGTAATCGTCCGGTTTGTGTTTGGTATACCGCTCAATGTGACTGTGACGCCGGTTTGTGTACTCAGCGCAGATGCAATATTTGCGAGCGTGGCAGTCGCCGGCGGTGTAAATACGTCACCAAACTTTGATGTAATGCGCCCGTATGCTGTAAATGTTTTCAGGTTTTGCGTCTTCTTCGGCTGTGTCGCCGTATAATAACCGATCGTAATGTAATCAATCGAATCGTCATCAAGCACGACACCGATCTGCATCTGCAACTCTTCGTTGTCGATAATATCAGCCAGACCGTACACGACAGCTTCGACGTAGGACGAATAACATGTACCGATCGTAAAACCATCATCTTCCGACGCACAGCCTTTGTGCACTACAAGTGACCGGAAACTACAGTCAAGCGCTGCGCCGTTCAGCAGGAACCGCGCTGCAAAACGGCGGGATTCCTGCTGCACTTTTGCAATAAAAGCATTTGTTGCCTGTATCATATTTCACCTACTTTTCAACAAATTCGATAGATACGTTCCTGTAATAAACAACATTGTTTGCGACACCGGCAACTTCTTTTTCGATATTGCCGCGATAAACAGTAGCACTAAACTCTGAACCGTCCAGATATACCTTTATAGAAAACCAGCCGCCGGAAGGGCTTGTTTTGGTCCTTATGGTATTAAATTCCGATTTGGAGAGCAAACCCCACGTAACAGATATTGTCTTCTTCTCACCAAGCAGGCTCCCTTGCATGGTAATGTTGTTTTCAGTCTGTCCGCGTCCGGTGTCAGATGACCAGATTAACTCATCGGAAATTTTTATATCTGTAGGACTTGGTAGTGTCGTCCAGCCGGAATCACTCGGCAGCTTAGCCTGTATATAAATCTTATCTGCCATCCTCCCACCTCTACACAATCACAGGACATTTGCCTGTTGATTTGGTTTTTTTGTTGATACGGTTTACTGTGTTTTTAGCGATCAGAGCACCATCAAGATAGACATCATTATTCATGTTATTCAGCGCCATGAGAATCTGACCGAGCATATATACTACATCGGACCCGCCGGCGCCGCCTTTCCTTGCGCCGTACTGGGCGGCCTGTTTGGCCATCGCAGCAAGTTTTCTGTCCGGCGCTACGATCTCACCCTCGTGTCTGTTATCACCAATCATCGCCAGCTGCGGTGTATTCTTTTTGACATAGCCTCCTTGTGCGAGCGCAGCCATTTTCGGGAGAATCGGCCGTATGAGTTTGCCTCCAACCTTTCGCGCCTTGTCAACTTTCTTTTTCAGGGCATTCCACGCACGTGACAGACCATTTTTAAAACTTATTGTGAGTGTAGTTTTGTGTTTTCCTTTTACTATCGCACCCCACGCATTTTTAATCTTTGTTACTGTATTGGCCATTTTTTTCCCCGCCGCCAGTTTAAGATGAGCTACTTTGTCTTTAAAGCCGGCTCTTATACTTTTAATCCTTCGCCACGTCTTAGTTTTACCAAGTACAGACTTGGCTGCTTGTATCAGATACGCTGTCTTGTCTTTAAATTTTTTCTTTCTCTTTTTGATCTTTCCCCACGTCTTAGTTTTACCAAGTACAGACTTGGCTGCTTGTATCAGATTTGCTGTTTTGTCTTTAAATTTTTTTATCCTGTCCTGAATCCCTGTCCATACCTTTTTCTTGGTTGATTTGATTAAATCATCAGCTGTTGCAATCAGCTTTCCGGTTCTGGTCGGCGCCTTACCTTTTACTGGCTTAAAAGCATCCCATGCCTTCTGAATCGTTGTCCACGCGCTACCGAGTTTATTCTGTGCCGTACCAATCAGTGATCTTTCCTTATTTTCAAAACCAGCCCACGTGGTTTTGATTGTATCGATCATGCCATTGGATTTATCCACACCGTCGGCCAGCAGTGTGGCGGTTTTGTTCTCGAATACGTCCCACTTCTCTTTCAGAGCTGCGAATACGCCTGCGGTTTTTTCTTTTGCGTCCGCCCAGAGCGTAACCGACTTATCCTCGAATGCGTCCCATTGATCGTTTATCGTATCCCACGCATCACCGACCTTTTCTTTAACCGACGCAAAGAGTGATACTGTTTTATTCTTAATAGACCCCCACCAGCCGGCGAGATTCTTGACCAGCTTCCAGGCTGTTTTGGCGATCTTAAAGGCGAGTTTTATTTTCTTGGTCTGCAGCTTAATCCAGAAACCGACTATTTTTTTCAGCAGTTTCAACACTGTTTTTGCGATCTTAAAAGCCAATTTCGGTTTCTTGCTTTTGATTGCAGCCCACGCGCCCTTCAGCTTTTCAACAGCTTTGTGCGCACCGGCTTTAATCTTTGCTCTCAGAGTTGCCGTTTTCGTCTTAATTGCGTTCCACGCAGCTTTAAGAGCCGTCACTATTTTGACAATCTTTGTTATTGCCCGCTTCACCGCGCCGCCGAAAACTTCTTTCATCTTCGCGCCGAATTCTTTGAGTTTACCCCAGCAGGCCTGCACAATCGCCCTGAATCTTTTGGATTTTTTATAAGCAAGAATAAATCCGGCGACCAGCGCCGCAATGGCAACAACCACAAGCAAAATCGGATTTGCATTCATGACTGCGTTCAGTGCGGCCTGTGCACCTGCACTGATCTTTGACGCAACGGCGTGTGCTTTTTCTGCGATTGCTGATTTAATCAGCGCAAGCCGCTCTTTAATCAGCGCAATTCGTTCAGCCGCCTTTGCCTTGATGTTTCTCAGCGTTGCTTTAATACCAATCCATGTAGCCTTTGCGCCATTCTTCATCCGGATCACAAAATCAGTCAGACGCGGGAAAAAAGCACGGAATACACTACTCAGCGGGACAAAACCTTTCCGGTACGCATTGATTGCCTTAAGTCCGTTACCAAGCCACGTTGCATTGGTTTTCAGAGAATTTGTAACCTTTTTAATGACCAAAAATCCGACAATTGCCCGAACGATTCGTCCGAATGCTTTCGGATGCTTCTCGGCAAAATCTGCAATCCAGTTCAGGCCTTTTGCGATTCCTTCCAGCGCAAGAATAATCATCTTTCCGGAGAATTTCGCAAGCGGCTTGAAAAAGACTTTCCACAGGACTTTCCATACCGGTGCAAGCGCTTTCAGGACCTTTGACAGGACACGGAACGCTCCGGCCAGTACATCGATCAGCGCCGGCGCCAGCTTCGAAATGGTCCACTTTCCGAGCGGCTTCAAAACATTGTTCAACACCCAGATTCCGGCACTTTTAATTACACCCCAGAATTCAGAAAACGCCGTACCAAGTCTCTTCAGCGCCGCCTTCAGATTGTTGAAAATCTTCGGCAGCCTGAAGGATTCATCGGCCATCTTCTTCGCCGCCTTATTGTAATTTTTAATACCATCCACCGGAATTGCGCCGCCACCTGCACCACCGCCCTTTATTCCGGAAAGACCGCCAATGCCCCCAACACCTTTGACGGGCACCTTGACTGTCTTATATTTCGGTTTTTTTGTTTTCGTTGGCGTCGCAGCTTTTGCCGCTTCGGTTCTACTGGACAACTTGTTGATTTTGTCAAAGGACATCAGTTCCTTAGACGCCTTTTTGACACTCTTCGTTGTCTTTTTTGCGGTCTTTGAGACACCTCCTATACCACCAACAAGTTTTCGAACCGTTCTGTACGTCTTACCCGCACTCTTCGCACTCTTTCCGGACGTTTTAACAGCATTACCCAGCGTGTTTACCGTTCCGGTCGCCGCTGTTGCGGACGTGCTTACATTACCGATGTTTGCAGACAGGTCATTCGCCCCGGAACTTGCTTTCCGCCCGAACACGGCGCTGACGAACGATTTAAACGTCCGCGCTGCAGAGACAAGCTTTCCTATAAATACGTTCAGCGCTTTAATTGCCGGCGTCAGAACAGCAATAAGACCCTGCCCCAGTTCTGCTTTCAATGACTGGAATTGCAGGGTCAGAAGTCTCGTCTGATTTGCCCATGAATCAGACGTCCGCGCAAAGTCGCCCTGAGCGAGCGCCAGCTGCTGCGCGACAAAATTATATCGCAGTGCAACCTTTTCCTGCTCCGTCATAGCTTTGGTTGTTTGTCCATACCCGTTGGCCAGTGCGTACTGATCGAGTGCGGACTGCGTCATGACTATACCCAGATCTTTCAGTGTTTCGGTTTCTCCGGTAAAAACACTCTTCAGCTTCGTGTAGGCTTCATCCTGACTGATGTTGTAGAAAGACGCTACATCCCCAGCCAGCCCCGTCAGGGTTTCTGACATTTTGGCGGCTTCTTTTTCGGTAAAACCGAATGAAGTAGCCATTGATCCGAACGTTCCGACATATCGTTTTGCCATCGTTTCAGACAATCCGAACTGCGCAGCTGCGTTCTTCGCAAAGTTATTGATCTGATTGTTCATTTTTGGGAACGCAACATCAACAACATTCTGCACTTCAGCAAGGTCCGACCCGAGGTCCAGACAACTTTTACTGAATGCCGCAAACGCTGCAACAGACAATCCGGCAGCAATTGTACCGCCGATCTTTTTAGCCATACCACCAACTGAAGACTGAAGCCCCGCCATGGAGCGATCAAACGGCGACCGGTCAAGCTTCAGGTCGAGGTATACGGAACCTGCTGAATTCCCCATGCTCTTCACCTCTTTTCGATGCAAAGCAGGCTGGTTCAGCTACTCACCGGTGCTCATCCTTACTCTTCACTTTGCTGATCTTATTAATAATCCCACACCGCGGGCATTTAATACTTAACTTTCCATAGTGTATGAACAGCAGCGTTTTTCCGCACTTCATGCACTTAATCTTTTTCATCATTTTCTGCATTTGCCTCACCGGTGATCAGGCCGGCGAATGCTCTCTGCATAGCTCTGATTCCATCTGCAGTTTTTTCTTTTGACATTGCCTTCGCCCGTCTCGTCTTCCACTCCGCCCGGATTCTGCGCTGCTCCGGCGTGAAGTCCTTTAATACATCACGGTTATCCTCCGCCCGGATGCTGATAATGCGTCCGAGCGGAGTTTTATGATCCAGGCCGTTGATGAAATACGAAAATTCCCGCCACTTCATCCCATGAAGATCTTTTGACAGACGTATTCCGTATTGTGACTGGAAACTGGCGACAATCAGCGGCCAGTCCTCATCCAGATCATAATACGGTTCACCTACTCCCCCGTGTCTTCAAGTGCTTTGTCCGGGTCTTCCCCCACCGCGAGAGCAAGCGCCACACGGAGAAATGTAGTAAAGTCATTCATGCTAAGATTCAGTTTCTGCAGCTTCTTCTGTTCTTTTTCGCTGAACAGGAGCTTTGAACACTTCACAGCGCCTTTAACTTCGCCTTCTGATTCAACAATATCCATGATTTTCAGGACTGTTTCAGCGTCTGAATTGATTTCAAGCTCAGTATCTTTGATAACCAATACCGGATTATCTTCAAAGTTGAGCTTGTCGGTCATATCGTATCTCATTCAACCCCTCCTGTAAGATTAAGCTCCCGTCGCGCCGGTCACCCCGGCTACAGTACCTGTTGGCTGTCCGTTGCTCTGGACTTCAAATTCAAGCGCCGCAACATTCGACGCATCGCCGCCGCCGAGATTTGTCACACTAATGACAGCCCCCGGGAACTCAACATAAGTCCCGTCCGGGAACGTCCATTTAAAATCTTTTTCCGCGGCTCGGCCGTTGACAAACGCAAGTCCCGCGATACAGTCATTTCCCGTGTCGCCAACGTTTCTTTTGGCTGTGACCGTGAGCGTCACTGACTTTGACGTGAGAAGTCTGCGCGTCCAGCCTTTGTGGTCAAACGGCGTCCATTCTTCCACACCGTTGTCAAAAGCCACTTCAAAAGTTTCACAATCCGCAATCGTTGACCATGTGCTGGTTGCGGTTTTAATCTGGAACTGGTTTTCGTAACATGGATAAACTCCACTCGGTGCTGTCATAATAATCCCTCCTGATCATCTCGTGTAATATAAATCAAGTTCAATAACGTATTCGTATACTCCTTTATCATCTGCTCCAACGGAGACGGGTTCTGAAGTATTAAAGTAGATATAGTTTACTCTGTGCCCTCCGATCGTAATATCTGTAGCCGCCTTCAGCTTCTCCCAGAGATTCAGCACTGCGTTTTCCGTCTCCATGGCGTTTCTGGTCCAGTGCAGAAGGACAGATATTGCTTTAATGTCATAACTCGACTTCCGGCCGATCGACTCAACCAGTTCATAGACAGACCGCCTGCTGTAAACACCAAGCGATTTATCTTTGTTGTTATCGATTCTGCCGATCGAATAATTATCCGCAACATTCAGCGTTTTCAGCCAGTCCTTTATCCCGGAAAGCGTCACACGTTCGTTTGTCGCCCCCGTCGCACCGGTTGCACCTGAGACTGTCACCGGATCACCCCCTCGGAATACTGCTTCAGGAACTCCGCAAACACTTCTCGTATATCACCGTTGTACGCGCCGCCGTCCATCCATGGCTCAAACCACTTACCTCTCGCATTCGGATTTTCATCTGTCCGGAACTGATATTCCGGATGAAAATAAAGCCGGCGTGCATATGGTGTATCGTGTACAATCCTCACTTCACCGCGCTGAGACTGCGAATAATCAACCGTCATAGCGACACCCTGCAGCGTACCAAGATCGCGCGGTACAACCTGAGCCTGTACAATGCGTGTATGGAGTTCCTCACCGGTTTTTTCCAGAGCCTGTACCGCAGCTTTGGAAATCTTTTTTATGTTGTGCTTATCTAATTCGACTTTCACCGGAACCTCACCTCCGTAAAATTGACCGTGCCGTCCGGATTACGTGCCTTAATTCCCTCTGCGATTTGTCTTCGTACTCCATTAACCACACCGTACCCTTTAGTGATGTTCGGAACATCAGGACAGATGTCTCCGTCAAATAATGCTTTTCCGCTGATTCTGACATATTCCTGCTCTGTGGTCAGTTCCACTTTTCCGGAATCCTGCCAGTTGCACATCAGGTCGGCGGAAAAAGCCTCGATCGGAGCACCGTCCTCATCGATACCCTCCTGTTCAATTACAATGCTGATCGGCATCCTGCACACTGCAGGCGGAACTAATTTCGGATATTTCATGCCATCACCTCAATGCCCTGCAGCACAGGCCTGTCTGCTTCAGCCGCGCCAGAACGCTGGTCTGAATCGCCACACCGTTTTCAACCGCCACATTCCAGCTCTGTCCAAAACTCATCGATACGCCGTTTATGCTGTACGACGCAAGAACCGACGTGATCAGGTCTTCGTTCTCACTCTCAAACTTTGCCTGCAGACATACCACCTCTTTGATGATTTCCTGCTGAAAATCTGTCAGATTGGAGAATCCGGCTTCGACAATGCGGTTGAATGTTAAGGTATCGATATGCCTTGAAGCGTCCCTCAGAGCCGTTTCTGTGGTCTCCGGAGCGCCCGGGAACATTGCGCTGTATTCCGCCGCTGTTGCATAAGGTGTATAAGACATGATTATTCTCCCTTCTTTTTCCTTCTGCTGCGCACTGTCGGTTTTTCCTGTGTCGGCGGTTTCTCCGTTTCCACAATATATCCGTGAGTCGAAAACCATTCCACTCTGTCCGGATCATTTGTTGTGGCTTTTCCATTAACAAAGGAGACACCGGCACTCAGTCCGGTGTACTCCTCATTCAACGCATAAATCACAGCCATGATTAAGCCCCCGTTGCTCCGGTTGCGCCGGTCGCTCCCTGTACAGCAGCCTTGACTTTGATATTGCGGAAAACGCCGGCCGCTTTCGTAGCCTTCAGTACAATAGCCGCATTCATTTCAACTTCACCCTTCTTTACAGCACCGGCTGTAGAGAAATCCGGAAGCCATGTCTGAACCGGCGCGGAACCGGCAAAGGATACCGCATGCAGTCCGTCAAGTCCAAGTCTTCCGACATACAGAGATGTCAGACCGGATGCGTCGGTTGCGATAACGTCATTGTTGCTGCCGGCTTTGGTCTTCATGTCGACAAACGGAATATTTCCGTAAGATTCGACCTGATTACCCCATTCATCCAGCGTAGTCTGATACATGCTGCTTCTTCTTGCACACGCCCTCAGCTTTGCGATCATTTTAGTGTTTCCTGCGATAAAAGACGGCGTACCGTCCAGCATGCCGAGAAACTCATCCAATGCATCCAGAAACGCCTTGTAATTGGTATCCACAGCAGAGCTGCTGGACAGGTCGATTACGCTGCCGCCTCCTGTAAGTGTATTGAATTCCGTACTGGAACCCGCCAGCGCTTTCTCCAGACCGTCAAACGCATTGGCGTTGACGGCGGAGTCGCCATTGATAAATGTATCGTTAAACAGCGCCTGAGCGGCTTTAACCTTCTGCTGCAGCTGAAGCTGTACTTCATCCACGATACCGCCGAAATTGGCCAGCACGCGGTCGATCTCGAATGAACCACCAAATACTTTAATATCGGCAGTATGTCTCTGTCTGGTGACATAATCCGGTGTATATTCGCTGTTGATTGCACGGAACGCCGCTGTCGGCTGCGTCAGAAGACGTGTGTATGCATAAGTTGGTGTTGCGCCGCCTCCGGTCGGAGACACGCAGTCATCGAATGTGATATTGTCAAGAATCCAGTTTGACTTCTGGAATTCATCAATCACACCGATCTGAAGATTGTCCTGGACGTTCTTCTTTGCTTCGGCCAGTGTAACTGCCATTGTTTACTCCTCTCTAACCGTTCTGGTTATTTAATTTTGCCGCAATGGCTGATTTCAGATCCACTTTGCCGCCCTCAGCTCCGACACCGGTATTGCCGCCGGTCTGAACAGACCCGATCTGAAATCCGGTCTGATTTTTCGGTTCCGGATCCTTGGACTTGAACAAAAATGCTTTGGATTCCTTCAGGTCCTTAATCTGTTCTGCAAGTCCGGTTACTTTTCCGTCATCCCCGAGAATGAGTTTTGACTGATCAAGAAGTCCGGCCACCAGTTCGGGGTCATTGGTTGTGTCCCCCAGCTCCGCCATAATGGCATTGGCCATTTTCAGAGCGTTGATTTCTTTCTCATGGTCGCTGTCTTTGGTCTTCATGTCAGTCTGAAGCTGTGCGATCTGCTGCTTCAGTGCTTCCACATCACCATCGGAACCTTTCAGCGCTTCAAGCTGCTTTTTGATGTCGTTATACGACGTTTCAAAATTCCCTTTTGCCGTATTTACTTCATCAAAACGCGCTTTCGGGATAAATGCTTTCAGCTCTTCCGCAGATGCTTCAGCCGCTTTTTCAGCGATCTCTTCATCAATACCCAGTGCAACAAAATCTTCTTTCTTCATGCTAACTCCTTTCAGATCATTGTTTTTACGCGGTTCAGTCCGCTGCTTCTGTCTTTCCGTTTTTCGCCCGGAAATACCAAAGAGGCGAAAGCCGCCGGCAGGAATCGAACCCGCATGCAGTGCGCAATACTGCCATCGCCGGATACAGCGGCATAAAAAAAGCATCTTTTGAATAAAGATGCACGTTATTGTTATTCCATATATTGTGTGTGTCTCATAATATGACCACACATTACTCTGATATCTGCGTATATCGGAATATTTACGCTGTGGCAAAGTTCGCAGAAATACAGATCTTCTGACAGTGACGTCTTATTACCGTATGTCAGCCACTTAAACCACGGATACGGAAACCTGCGGAACACCTCTGTTTTAATCAGCGCACAGCCCATACCGCCGCCGTGAACCTGTATTTTATACTCCCCGGAGTCCCGCAACGAACTTAATTCATCTGCAGTGTACATAAACTCATACGTATAATCACGCTCACCGAGCCTCAGGAGCGCCGCCCTTCCGTCATAAAGGTTGTTATCCCCCCTGCGGGGATAAACTCCAAGACAAACATCTTTCGGATCCTCAAGCAGCTTAACCAGTGCGTCACCCGGAAGCACCGTGTCATTATCCACCATCAGAACATAATCAGTTCCCTCATCCAGCGCCAGCTCCGCGATCCTGTTTCTCGCTGCGGCGCAATCATACCCTCGCACAAAATCAAAAGCGACCTCCTGGCCGCCTTTATCAAGTCCGTATATGGATTTAAATGTGTCCGGATAGATGCTTTCGAACGTCGGTACCGCTATCAGTATCTTCATAACGATTCTCCTATACTTTTGATCAGATTAATTACTCTTTCCGTCGAGCGTCCGTCACACGCACCAGCTGTTTTTCTGCAGCATTTAATATCTGCTCTGAGGGGTGCGTTTGCGTACCTCGCCAGCTTCACCAGCTTATCTTCATCGGTACAATACCGGCCTGCATATTCATCCGGATATCTCAAATACATCCCACGCACAGAAGCAAAGCTGAAATCCTTATCAAAGAGAATAACCGGCTTTCCGGCAACGTGCGCATCAAGCATTATCGTACTGTAATCGGTTATAAGTACGTCACATTCCAGCAGATACGGCGTGGTCGGAACGTCTGAAGACGCCGCTTTAATATGCCGGTACTCACCATGCAGTAGTTCACCCGTCAGCATGTGAGGCTTTACGATCAGCAGCTCTCTATCGGATAGCAGTGAATCTATCCTCTGCCAGTCAACAGACGGCATTTCCGGCTCATTGACGCCTCTGTAGGTCGGTGCGTACAGATATATCCTTTTACTGCTTTTACGTTGATAAGGCCTGAAATATGCGTCTGTACGAGGCATTCCCAGCGCAAGGACCTGTGATTCCGATACCCCGCTCTGCTTCGCTGTGAGCGGTATCATTTCTTCGCTGGTTGTGACGACGTACGTCAGCAGTTCCGCGCACCGCCGGTTTATGTACGGCTGCGGCTGATCAAAGCCGTACGTCTTACCTCCGGCAATTCCGTGACCGACCAGTATCACTTTACCGGGTGATTCCGCTGTAAATTCATCCGTCACCAGCAGATCATAATCCCGCATATCCGCATCCGGGATACGCAGATGCAGATCCATCTGTGAAAACGCCTTTTCGCCGTCGTATGCGTCGTATATGGCTTTTATATTTTCCGCCCTCTGAAGAAGTCTTCTGCTTGTAAAAAGTGTTCTCATAATTCGTCCACGATCACAGTTCCTGTTGAATAATAAATGATATGCCTTTTCCCGTTTTGATCATCAAAGATAATCCTGCTGCGATCATAGGTCATGTCAAATCTGCCTCTGTATTCTTTTATCAGCTTTCCGGAAACATCATATACACAAACCCGTCGGTTAAGGCCGCGCGATGTTTCTGATTTCCATGTCTTCAGACTTCTTTTACCTGATTCCGTCTTATGGAACCACGCCCTCATGCCAATGAACAGAAGCACACAAAAAGCAGCCGCCACCAAAACAGCCAGAATTCTTTTTAACCAGAGCCTTGATTCGCTCTTGTAATCCGTCACGTCGGCCGCTATAAGGAATCCGCACACCATGATGAAAGAAGCAGACGCTCCGAACATCACCCAGGCTACTAATGGCATTCTTTGCCTCCGTTCTTTTCCTCCTTCACTGTCTCAGTACAGCTTAAATCCACTATCCCCTGCAGAATCCTCCGGATCCGCACAAGCTCGATTGCGATTGATGATAAATACTGTTCGGTTCTGTCTTTAGCCATGACTGCCTCCGTTCCGCGCATAAAAATACCACCTGAGTTCTGATCAGGTGGTGGTATTCTCGGTGGTTTTATGCAATATCTTCTTCAGACATCTCATTTAATCGTTTCATAGATTCTACCGCTTCAGGGAGAGCAAGTTCTGTTGGAACATAACCGACTCCTTCTTCAATCGTGTACCAATCCAAACAATCAACAAACCATATTTCTCTTACATATTTCATATGCTTACCTTCTTAAGAATTGATTCAGCAAATTCACGAACTTTCCTGTCTACGCCTTGCTCATCATATCGCATTAAAAACAATCGAAATTTTTCCGGCATTTTCTGATACTTTTTCTGACACAAGAAAACTATCCCACGCTTCAGTATCATTCTTCTCCCACGCTTTTCTGAATTCATCTTCTAAATGTTTTGGAATCAAGAAACCGAACATATCCCATCCAATCATATCTGCGGTCTCGATCTCTTGTCCGTTTTCAATGTCTTCAAAAAACACGGAGCCTACCTTTTCAGCCTCCCTCTGAAGCGCAGCCCGAAAATTATTCTCTTTTCTTTGAGTAGTAATCATATAGCGCCCCTTGAACTCTTTTGTTGCCTGATTCCCCACTACGCGCACCACCTTTTAAGATGGTTACAAATTCCTGATCAGAACCGTTCACAACAACAACATCTTCACCTTTAATGTAAAACCATACAGGACCTTCTTTCCTGTTTTTTGTTCCCTCTATGAACTCGCCTTGACCACGGAATATCCCACGGACCCGTATATCATGATTCTGCAAAATATCAGCGATATGATTAACAACCCATTCGCGATCTTCAGGCTTACTGGGATCCAGTCCATAATCTTTGCAATGTTCACTAAGTTTCTTCCCCTTTTGTTTAGATGTCATGATTATACTATGATTATCCGAAATTGTAAATGTTATCGGCTTTTTAACCTCATCCGGATGACCTTTTAAAACGGTATACTTCTTCAACTTAACTTTTGAGTCCAGGACTCTCACATATTCCGGATCCAGCAGATGCCGCTCACCTTTCATAAAGGCTGTGAAACTCTCAGCCAGATATTCGGAACCACTCGCCTGTGCGTAACCGGAGATCTTTGGAGCGTACTGCGTCATCCGTGATGTAAGTAAATTCATGGTTTTTGGATTCAGCATTGTCCACTGGACGTGGTGGCCAAGTTCATGTGTGAACAACCCTTTGACGGTATCACCGTCAACCAGTGAACGGCCGGCCGCCGCGTACTTTTCTGCCAGTTCTCTCTGCGCTCCGGACAGCCTGTCCAGATTACTCATGACCAAGTCCCAGGCTTCTTCTGATCGCTTCCTGTACGCCTCAAAAGACTTTGCATTCTTCAGGACGTTCTTATTGATAAAGATCCCGTTCTGAACCGGATCATACGAGAACAGTGCGTCCGCACCGTCTTTGAACGCTTTCTTTCCAGCCGCAGATGTCGGTGAAATCGTTTTGATTCCGGACAGCTTTTCAAGTTCCGGAAACTGCTCAAACACTTCCGTCAGCGCCTGATTGATTTCGTTAGCGTGATCGACAGATATTCCCTTGAATACCACCTGTCCTTTGAACGTCCTGTCTATGAATCTGGCTTCGACGAACTTCTGAGCGTATTCCTGCGCTTCCTCAATCGTCTTTGCCGGAATGAATGGTTCTTTCTCTTTAACGTCCGGAACATCTGCCTTCTTCGGCTTTCTCTTACCGGCCTTGGCAACGTTTTTCGCTTTACCTGCTGCCTTCTGCTCAAAATACCCCTTGATCTTCTCTTCGATCTGCTTCGGCACCCGTTCTTTGTTTCGCCCGCCGTCCATGTACGCAGCGAAGTTTTCAGCCCACGCCTCCGACCGCTTTGTAGCACGTACATTCTGCGTAGACCCTGCGTATGACGACACCTTTACGGATAATTCATCCAGTGCCGAATCTGCAGACAGACTTCTGGAAAGCGCCTGCCCGGTATCAACATCTACTGCATGGCCGAGTTCATGCCAAATCTGGCCGCTGAAAGTTTCTGTTGCATGGTAATCTTTATCTGTTTTCCAGCGCATCCGATATCGAAGGTTCTCACGCTTAAGACTCTCCTCAAGCTTTTCTATACTGCCGGTTTTCTTAAGAAGGATCGTTTTTGTTTTGTCGTTATATTTTGCATAAACACCTTTCGGGGTTCCTCCAAACTGCACGCTCAGGCCGTCAATGGTTTTTCCTCCCATCATTTCTTCAAACGTGCTTATTACCTTTACAGCTTCTCTGACAAAATCAGTATTGGCACCATCTAATCCGGTAAATTCTGTAACAAGATTATTATCGATATAATCTCTGAGTTGTCCGGCAGACATTTGATCGAACGCCGACTGAATCTTCCCCCTGCGCCTTTCTGCCAGCCTCTGCCTCCGCCGCTGCGTCAGTCCTTCAGACTTCAGATTCTCTGCTTTTTCTCCCCACTGTTCTGCTCTTTTCTCGTATATCTTCTGTTTCTCCGGATCCAGACTGAATTCAGATACACGGTCACATTTCTCAGCCATCTTCTCAGCGTGCTTCTGCTGAGCTTCAAGCCGTGCGTTTTCATCCAGAGAAGCCAGTTCTTCCTTTGTCCACGGTTTCGGTTTCTGCGAGACTCCGGGAAACCAGGTAGTATAGGTATCCTTACAGCGGGGGTGAAGGAAACCGGCCCGCATGGCTGTTGACACCCTCGGATATCCGGATTCCTTTGCTTCAGATACGGTAGCGACGGCATAAACATCATCGATCATGACTTTACCACACCATGGAGCACACTTAGGGCAGGGATTCCCACGTTTATTAACGATTACAGTATGAACACCCCACTCATTGCGTTTTTGACCCTCTCCACGAAGATAAGCCCGCTGTCCGGACGTCCGGATAACCATCTCTGCATAATCAGCAGCTGTATGGCGTGCGCCATTTCTGTATTCGATACAGTTCAGGCCAGCCATCAGCATATCGTGTGCAGCCATATCCACAGCCTTCTCATACGTACCGGCACCGGAAGCAAAATATACCTGCGCGTCAAACACAATCTGCCGGTATTTGTCATTCGCCATTCTCAGAATTGCCTGTTCCGCCGTCTTAATATCATTTGTGGTAGCTTCCACCAGTGAATCGATACGGCGGTTGTTCAGCCGGAAGAAGTCCGCGTCAAAGGATCTGTTTGCTTCCAGTTTGCCGCGCCGTATCTGATCGAGTATCACAGCTTCCTGATCACTTTGTCCTGATTCATAAGCCATTCTGAGCGCACTTTCGACCTGACTGTTGATGTTATCAAAATCCTCCCGGAATTTTTCTTTATTCTCTTCCCGATACCGTCTCAGTTCCTGAAGCTGCAGCGCCTGCCATTGCGGCCAGTCAAATCCATAATCACGTTCCTCTGCTCTGTGCCGCCCCATGTTGCGCATCATACTCCCGAGCAGCTCGTTTTCAATCCGGCCGAACGCTCTGGAAATGTCATACGCGTCTTTGTTATAAGTTGGCATAGACTCTTACTCCCTGACGCCTGTATGCGCGTCTCGCGGCTTTAATCTGTGAAGCGGACATATGGTCATTCCTTATTTCGATATAATCCTTATACTTGAGGCCATAGATTCCCCTCGGAACCAGTTCCGCCGCCACCTCCAGCAGGTCCTTCGCCTCCTGTGGGCTCATCTGGTAAACCCTCTGCGCCACCTTCACCTTCATCGATAATGAATCCTCCGTCCATCCCGACTGAAGTCTCATCCAGCTCAGCGATACCCTGTTCCGCTTTCAGCCGCCGGACTTCTTCATCCTTTTCTTCCTGCGTCCACGTATCACCGTACAGCTCTTCAACTGATTGTTCGATAGACATCACGCCGCCGGTTTTCGCTTTAACAACCGCATCCACTGTACTGTCAAAGTCAGGTGACGCGTATTCACCAAACTTAACAGACGCTTCATAGTCGCCAGGAACACCACCGGCCATTAAATCCTGTACCTTCATGGCCGTCTCGACCAGCTGCGGAATGACCACATTCAGCGCTTCAATAATCTTCCCACGGACGTGCATTGTGATTTTTTCTTTTTCCCGCTGCGCTTCCGCGTTATCTGTTTTCTTAAGGTCAATTCCCAACGTGGACGGAGAGATGACACCTTGCAGTGCCAGATCCATGAAAGAAGCATAGCTGTTAACATAAGCTTCGTAGTTGATTACAGGCTGAGATACATCGATCTTATCCTGTGCACCTTCGCTTTTATTTGAACCGACTGCGATAAAATCGTTATCAAACGGGTTTGGTTTAACCACCACACCGGTTTCCGGATCCCTCGGAACCATGTCCTCCGGAATATACCGCTTAACACGACCCATACGGACGGCGTCCATCCACTGACTGATTGTTTCATCAAGTCCGTCCAGTGCGTCCGTCTTCGCTTCAAACAGCGCTTTTCCTCTCCCCTTCCACTTGGTGGACTGGAAGATAATCAGCGGAACCGCCATCATAAAACCGCCGACAAAGGTCACGTCCTTAAAACCGGCGGTTTCTTCCAGCACATCCAGCTGTACTTCCTTCCCGTCCGGATCCAGCAGCCGGTATCTCACATAACCGATACCGTAGATCTCTTCGAGGTTATACGCTTTCTGCCCGTCTTTATATTCCGTATAAAATTTAATTTCAGTGATACGCCTCCCCGTCCGGATAATGTCAATCCGGTCGGCCTCACAAAAGCTGAGAATCGGATATTCTGACTCAGGATCCACACTGACCTTGAACGCACCGTCGCAGGATGACAAAGAACCAGCCACCGCCTCACCAAGTAAAGTATTGAAATCGCAATCCTCCGCAAGCTCTCCCCAGCGATCAGCAAGCGGGTGATGTTCTTCATCTTCACCGAAGTCGACGGCAGTCAGATCTCCTGTAATCATATCCCGGTACCTGTCTACCGTGATTGCGACAATTCCGCTGTGCATCTTCCTGATCTGCCCCTGCGGGACGGACGCCCAGAAGCGGGCTTTGTCCGTATCAAACACCGCAACCGCCTTGAAAAACTGCTCCATTTCCGCAGGATCCCCGCGATACCATATCTGATTTCTAAGTACAGTTGCCCTGAACGACAGCGGTTCCTTAATCATGATCTGCCGCTCCGTCGCCGGTTCGATTTTCAGTAATTTGAATATAAAGTTCTTCAGCCAGCCCATACAGCCGCACCCTCCTTCTTCTGCCGGTCATATCCGATCTTTTTTTCGTACGGCAGCCATCCGTACTGCACGCTGTTAATCATGTGATCGTTCCCGTCTTCCGGTTCGTTGTCTTTGTCTTCCTTCCAGCTGTACGTTTCCAGTTCGTGGATGTAGTTTGTGCAATGTTCCAGCACATAAAAACAGGGCTTTGTGTCCGCGTCCGCGAACCAGCCCAACTGATTATTTATTCTGTCTATGATTTTTTCCTTTTTCCAGGCATTCACAAAGTTATAAACGCTGCCATAAGTACGCTTGTATTTGTGAAATTCCTTTATCGTCGCCTGATCTGCAGAGTCAATAAACACATCTTTTGCAAAACCCCACTCCCGCCGGTTTCGCTCAAGAAAGTCCATCATATTCTTCACCGTATCAGACGGCGCAAGTGGCGTGAACAGAGACGCGTTGTTATATACCCGTTCATCCAGTACATAGCAGCTGCCGGCGTTTGTAATACCGAGAAACGACATAGCGATTGTATCCGCAGACTGCGAGGAATAAGCCGTATCAAGACCCACACTGAAGAGGATAAAAAACTCTTTCTGTGTGCGTTTATACGGATCCCTGATCAGTTTTTTCGCCGCATCTTTTGTAATCAGGTGCTTTTTCCGCTCAAAATTGACAAAGACGAGGCCGGTAGCTTTACCACGAAGGCCGAGTATTTTGTTTTTATACAGTTTTGTCCCCTTCGGCGCGGACTGTTTTTTCTTTTCGATTTCTTCCGGCGTCATGGCCAGATTATCCGCAAACGAAAAGAACCAATACCGCCACTGCGGCACCGGCTCCGCAGTCAACTCCGCCATGATTTCCGGCGGAACGTCTGCTATATATTTTTTGTACGGTCTTGAACGATTGATAAATTCTTTATACACCGGCAGTTCCGGGTCGTCCGGATTAAGTGTCGCCAGCATATAATCATTTCTGGTAGAGATTTCCCGAATAAATTCGATGTTGGCTGTGTTGATCTCATCAATAAACACGCAGCCGAACTGTGATCCAAGAACCATCTGCCATTTTTCACGGCTGTCATAACCAAGGATCAGTATAATCTTATCCTCAAACTTAATGTGCGGTATCTTATAATCCTTATCACCGTTCCCGTAATAAGAAGCGTCATTGTGAATATCAAGAATCCCGTTATCCTGCTGGATGATATTCTTTTCCGCGACACCAACCGATCGTGACGCTATAATGTGCAGCTTCTTTCCGGACCGGCTCACCATACGCATAAACTTAACACCGGCTCCAACAGTGGTTTTCCCTGAAGCTGTTGTTCCTTCCAGAAAGTCAGCAGACACGCCGTGCACAGTATTGATAAAATCAATGTACTTCTGGGATAACGGGAAGCTGCTACTCTTCAAGCCCTTCACCACCAATCTGACTGATAATATCATTCAGCTTTCCGGACCTCGATACCTCCGCTTCGATCTTAGTCGTATAGTCTCCATCCATTTTATTCAAGATATCCAGTGCTCGAATGCGATCACTCATAGATACTTCAGGATTTGTGACAACGCTGCTCAGAAACTCTTCACGGTCGAGTCTTGTCAGAATCGCTTCACGCTGCTGCTTTTCCTTCTCTTTCTTCGCCTCTTCCAGCAATTCATGATATCTTCGGGAAACCTTCGGATTCTTCGCAAATTTACCGGTTCCGTTCAACATTTCCGACGCTTCCGTGTCTACCGATGAATCGCTCATTCTTGTATTCGGATAAGCCTTTCTGTATGACTGCCTCTGATTCCCCGTCCGGATTACTTCAAGGACAAAGGCTTCCTGTTTCGGCGTCAGTCCTTTTACCATCCGGACCACCTCCATATCAAAAGGCGCCACGCCCTCTGACCTGTTATTCTTTCTATAATAAACAGAAAAAGACCGGTTTCATCCGATCTTCTTCATGATATACTATACCACACACAAAACATGAAATTAAATGAAATGTTTTGCTTTGAATGCCTGAAGTGCGTCACTATGAATCTGAAAGATTCTCCGGACGGAATATCCCATGTCGAGGGCGATCGCTTCAAAGGATCGTCCTTCAACGTATCGCTGAACAAGACAGTCAACATGCTGCACATTGTCAAGCTGCTGGATTTCTCCGATGATTTTATGCTTTAAGTCAACATACTGATCAATCAGATTATCAATTTCGTGTTCCAGATCAATATATTTTGCGATCATACTTTCCATCTTATCTGGTTTTAGACTTTGCTGAATTTTATCCGGATGTATGATCATACTTCTCATAGTCGCTGCTTTCCCTTTCAGATAATCTTTTTCCTCTATCCGCTGATTTATTTTCTTATCAAGCAGTCTGATCTGTTTCAGATACTGTTTCACATTCATACCCTGAACCACCTCACAATTGAACATTATACGAACCGCGGCGGGAAGGATCCTGTTCCCTTAGACGTCTGATTAAATATTCCGGATTAATATCTGTTAATTCCCGAAACCAGCCTGACCGGATGAATCGTTCCACCTCACGTATTATTCCGTTTTTCATATAAGTACTCATCGTATCTGACCTGCGGGCAGCCTGATAATCTTTTGTCGCCTGTAATACAATAGCAGACGCAAGATTATGCCACACCCTCGGGTCTTCACTGTCATATCGTCCCATATTTTACCCTTTTTAATCATATTACAGGGTTTTATTTTACCCTTTTTTGCCAAAAACGTTGAAATTTCAACGGGTAACGGAAAGGTAACGGAAAGGTAACAGATAAAATCCCCGAAAACGTTGAAATTTCAATAGGGTAACAGAGGTAACGGTAAAAAACCACTTCCGTACGCTTTTATGTTTTCTATTACTATATATATATATATATATATATATATATAATAATTAAGTTGAATTCTTCTGTTACTTCTGTTACCACGTTGAAATCACTGGCTTCCAGCCGTTACCTTCTTCTGTTACCTTCCTGTTACCTGTTAC